AATTTTGTTGTGATTTGAATTTTGGTACAATAATTGTCAATGTGCCAAAAACTGTCATAAAACAAATAATAGATACAAGTATACGATCCCTCATAATCACCTCCTATTATTTATGTTTTATAGGATGATATATCTTTGTTTCAGATATTATTTTCTTAGTATTATCAATCATTTTAATAGGATGATCTTTATATTTCGAAACATCAATGGGCCACATATCTGATTGCAATCTTTGGGCACCCAAAATTAAAGCATTATCGTAGAAGTCTACAGCTTTCTCGTATTGTTTTATTTTATAGTGAATATCGCCTAGTAAACACCAAAATTCAGCCATTAAAGGCTGATGTGCGATACAAGTAAGGGTATTTTCAATTGCCTCTTTAATCATGTCTAATTGATACGCTTGCACCATTGCAAGATGATATCGCATCATTACGGACCCCTTGCCAGTTTTCTCTCTAAATAAATAATGATCGGCTAAAGCAGAAAATTCTATATAATTGCCTGCAAGCAATAAAGAGAGGGCTTGGTAGTAATATGGGTCGGGTGAAACCGGATTGGTTATTTTCCAATTATCTATAATATTGAGTCTATGCGATAGATCAATTTTTGCTTGTTTGGAATAAATAATACATTTTTTAGTTTCCAATCCACTATTGTCCTTAATCGTTTCGTATACGGGGTTTATGAATTTTATAGAGTTACTCCATAGTCTTATTTCTTTGGAAATTATTGTGCTTTGAGCAATTTTAATATAAAAAGATTTTTTTACATCTGATTTAACGATATCTTTGATTTCATCTACGCCTGCGGCGAGAAATTCATGTGGGTCTAAATACATTTGCCAATGTGTTTTACTTTGACTGAGTAAACGATTTCTTAATTGTGAATGATCGTTATTCAATGAGTGTTTTTCTACTTTATAGCCTAATTTTTGGCATATTGTTGCCGTTTGATCTGTGCCGCCAATATCTGCAATGATCGTATTTGCTTTCAAAGGCAGTAGAGAATTGAGACATTTTTCAATGGTGTCTTCGTTATTTTTTATCAATATCTGAATGGTCAAACTCATCGAATTTTTTTTCTAAAAGTAGAGCGAAAGCATTGGCTTCATAGATTTTACCAACAGATTGTAGATAATTTTTGAATTCTTTGTAACCTTTTTTAACATTAGGCTTCTCTAATATGAGCAGTAGGGATTCAACAATCGATTGCATAGTGATAGTAGAGTTCCTCGAATGAAAGAATGAATGCGAGAGTTGTTTTAAAATTTGTACTAATAATCAGTATATAATCACTCATTTTTTCTTTCATTCGAGGGCTATGAAAACAGAATATTTAAACAATCGACATCTACAAGAAGTTATCTTTAAGTTCCAAAAATCTAAACAAGACAAGGTAAGATTTGAGTTGATTATGGAAGATGTTTCATCTTCGGTAGCCACAAGACTTAGACATAAAAAAGAACCCAATCACAATCTTCATGTTTACAATTTGGAATATCATCAAGCGTCGTTAGAATTTGCTAATTCACAAAAAGAATTAGCTCATGCTTTTTATATTCTTTCTGAGCATCTAGTACGATATGCCAAGGATATTATCGTTGATTCTGATGATGCTATTCAAGAAGGCGTAATGATTTGTTTTGAAAAAATAGATCGTTTTAACCCAGCTAAGGGTAAAGCTTTCAATTATATGACAACATGTATCTTAAACCATTTCCGGCAAATATATCGAACTTCTCGTAATTATAAGCTGTTAAAAGAGAAGTATCGTGATTTTATGGCTGCAAAATATAGCAATGTAATCATAAAAAATGGTCGAGAAATTCATATTGGCGATAGTTATGATTGATTTTTAATTATATTTTTGATATAATTAAGATTAAGGAGACATATGGCTAAAAATTTATTAGAATTATTGGAACGACAAGAGTTGTTGCAAAAGTTGACAGAAGCTGGTTATGGGGATTTGATAGAAGCTTTATTGTTAAATGAAAATAAAGTTTATACTAAAAAAGGGCGTTTAAACAAAAGTGGAGCATGTAGGGTGTTAGGGTGGAAAACCAAACAACTAGAAGATGCTTTAGAAGCTTGTCGTGAAATCCTTAAAGAATCTTATTGACCTAAAATATAAGCTCTGGCGTATCTTAAAGTTAGATCGCATGTAACAACTTCGTGATTACCCATGTCTAATTCGCCAAAATCTATGGTTTGTGGCCATATGTTTTCGTACACCCATTGTTCCATTATATCTCCGCAACCATTATACATTTCCAAGGCAGCGTTTAATATGAAACCAGTTCCAACAGGTGGTTTATATTGAGAAACTTCCTCCGAGACACTAGGGTCATATAGTTTTTGCAACCAAGTAAATATTGGATGGGTGTTTTTCTTTAAATCATATAGACTTAATGTGATTGGTTTCCAATCTGGTTTGCCTGGAAAATAGATTGTTTCATTGAGATGTTCGACGGCTATTTCTTTGAAAGAAATAGATGGTCGATTGCTTTTTAGTGGTGGTAAAGTCTGGACTCCGGTAGCGGAAATTCCATCTATTTTAAGCTGCCATCTAAATTTCTGCTTTATACAGACGGAACTACTTTCTAGTCCAAAATTTAAACCCATTGTTACCATAAATTTATCCTTCTATATAATAGAAAAGGGCAATCAAATTGATTGCCCTTTTCTTCGCATTTAAGTTGCTAAAATTACGACGTTCCACAAGGAGAGCAGCAGCCTGTCGGAACAAATGCAGGGCAGAAGCTTTGGTATTGAGCATTTGAATAACGCAATGTTAATTCAATTGTTGCTTCATCTGACGAAGCGTAATCTAGCTCGCCAAAGTTCATTTCTGTTGGCCATAAGTCGGTTAAAGTCCATCTTTCCAATTGAGTTCCGCAGCCATCATACATGGTTAGTAGACCAACACCGGCATAATCTTGACGCTGCGAACCTTGAGTCGGGTTTGAAGCGCCGTTAGCATCAGGGGCAAAATTATAAACAGACGCTAACCAATTCCAAAGATTTAAATTTTCCTGGGCGGCTACGTCATAGTAAGTGACGCTGATGGTCTGCCAAGATGCCTTACCTGGAATCCAAGTTTTGGCATTTAAGTAGTTTAATTCTGTTTCTTCAATTTGCAAATTAGGACGTGCTGCAACCTTTACAAAGTTTGCAGGAACGTTCAATTGGCTTCCACGACAAGATCGTTGAACTTCAAAAGTCCAGCGAAACTTACGTTTTATAATTAGATTGGCATTGCCAAGTAATCCAAGTCCCATATTCATATGATATATTCTCCTTTAATTTTTATTAGAACCCACCCGTGGAATCGGCAAAACTGCCGGTTCGGTTGACGCTGAATTCAATGAAGATGAATTCGGCAGCACGAGTTGGTTGAATTCCAATCCTCGCTCTAAATTCATTCCTATCAACCACATCAGGAGTGTTTAGAGTTGAATCAGCTAAAATAGCGAAAGCTGTAATACCTCTTCCAACTTGAATTTCTCTCAAAATGCCAGTGGCAAGCGAGACGAATCGTGCTTGGAATAGTTCATCATTTGGATCAAACAATAGCTGACGAGATGCGGCTCTGATTCGTTTTTCAGCCGTGAACATCAATCTTCTAACGTTTACTCTATCCAAGGCAGTTGGCAATCTTTGAAGAGTCTTTTGACCCCACACTAAGAAGCCAGTTAAATCTGTAAATTGAACAATTGGATTAATGGCATTTCTATTTCCATACATCAAATCTCTTTCAGCAAGAGTTGGACGACTGAAAACATCCGAAATACCTGGAACTTGACCACGAGTTACTCCAGCAGGAGCAAACCAAGGTGCAGCTAATTGATCGTTTCTGGCATAAACTGCCATGATCGAACCAGATGGTGGCACCCAAACGTCAAGACCGTTGAAGTTATCTCTGATTTTGACCCAAGGCCAATAAAGTGCAGCAAAATCACTGTCTAGACGAACCGTGTTCAAAGGATGAACACCGTTTTGCCAATGAATGATTTCTTGAACTGTTAAGCCGAATGGAGGATCAATAATGGCTAAAGCATCTTGACGATAATCAGCACATACGCTGATTAACTCGGTAACAACTGTTGTGCTAGAGTGACCAGGACAAGCAATGATATCGATATCAATTTGTTCTGGTTCGCTTAAAGCAAACATGCCTGTTTGACCAATATCGTTTCCAATTAGCAACTGATCTTGCTTATCAGGGTCAGAAGGAATACCATCACGACCACCGGCTAAATCATAAGTTCCATTTTTTGGATTTGCACTTGTGCTTGTATTGTCAACACATCGGATGAAGTCCGATGCTAAAGCCAAATAAGTAGCTACATAGTGATTGCTTGCTTGATCTTTAGTTAGATTGCCCCACGATTCAACTGTGACGCCATTCGAATAAACATCGATTGTAAATACTGCCTCACGAACATCGTTGGTAATAACAACTTGTGTGTTGTTGCCCTCGATACCAGGACTATCAGCAGTTAGCGAGAAACT